CTAATAAATCTGGATATCCACTTTTCCTATAATAGATTTTAACATTAACAGTCCAGTTGATATCGAAATCATTACATTCAGTACTTGCCGAATGTTGAAAACCATAAGCAGTCCTTCCACTATTTGTAGGACTTAATAATGTTTTTACTGAACCGTCCCAACTTGCACCGGATGTATATGTTTCACCAGCACCTGCTATATCTGTAAATGTTGATTGTGCAGCACCAATTTGAGCTTTACTTGTTGATACATCTACATAATAACTGTCTGGCCAATTTGAAGTTGTAAAATCGACATGATGCCAAGCATATAGTGTTCCAGTACTCATGGCCGTATTTGACCCAATAGTTGGTGTATATGAACCAGGAAACCCTGAATCGCGTTCTTCAATATACCATTGATGCCTATAATTTGATTGACCCCAATACTGTGACTGATTTACTAATTGCCACCGGCCAAAACTAATAACAAAATTGCTCTGAGATTGAATAACAACATCTGCGAAACTTGCAACACCATCTTGAACATTAGCTGCTGTTTGTAATGCATTAACATATCCACCAAATTCTCCCATACCGTATGGAGCTCCTGTTATCCCTCCACCCGGAGAAGTATATCCGGATATTGTAGAGGTATGTCCAGTATTTGAAGCTGATTCTGATTGAGTCTTTAATGATACATTAGTACCACCTGGAAGTGTATTATTTACTTCTCCGTATATATTACCCAGTGATATATTAGTTGTTCCTATTGCCATTACTTAATTATCCCGGCGATTAGCTCTTCAAATTGCTCTACTTTTTCGACCCTATTTGGCCAGTAGATGTATTCTTTTTCTGGATTCATTTTAAGATTACTGAGAAGGGGTAGAATGGAATTATATAACTTATTTAATTTATCTTCCATCTCTGCACTGGTTGCAGATGCTGTAGTAGATTCAGCTGATAATTTTTGAACAGCTTCTAGTTCGTTTTCATCTACCGCGGTAAACCCAAAATCAAATGCTTCTAAATCTATGCTCATGTTTGTTCCTCACTAGTATTTATATATTTATACTTACTAAGCCTGGGAATTTTTTTCTTTTTATTGGGTTCAGTTTTAGCGCGAAACGGAGTATCCTTATCAAATAGGATTTTGTGATATCTTGTCTTGTGGCGATTCGTCTTCGCCATATCTACCTCTATCTTCATTTCCGTCCCAGTTGAGTTCCGTCATGGACTTTTGTTTTAATTTTTGCTTTTTACCAAAAATAGCATCATAATTATCCAGATAGGCCTTACTTGCTATTTTTGTCTGGATACTATCTCCAGTGATATCGTTTTTACTTACCTTGGCCACGGTATTTCTTAAAGCTCCTCTTTTTTGCTTTATTCATTGTAGCCATTGATTTAGGTTTTGATCCAATTGAGGTACCCTTTTTAATACCTACATGTTTATTTGAAAAAGCTGTTGATCTAGTTGCCATTATTTAAATATAACTCCACCTCTGCGAACTAATTCGTTCTTAATTTTTTGTTTCTTCTTAGGTATAGTACTAGATGTATTATACATATCAATAAGAGCTGACTTCGTATATTTTTTAATATAGTCATGATCAAACTCAAAACTTTTTTTCTTTCCTTTTATAAATTTCCTTGCTGATTTTCCTAATTTAATTGGCATCTGGTAACCTCTTTATTTCTTCTAATATTCTATCTACTTCTGGGTCATTTAGATGCCCTATAACATCATCGGTAATTGGAGTATCGTAACAAAGTTCGCCATTTTTATCTAGGACTGCAAGTTCCCATAAACCTTTATTCCCACCATAACTAAAACTATGCCTTACTATACTAGCACCATATCCATTTGCGAATTTAAATTCTTTTCTAACTCCGTCATGGATAGGGCTAGTTTTTACATTCCAATCTACCATTAAAAATTTCCCTGGTCTCTATCAACCACTTGAATAGTATTTATACCGGCTGATCTCCACATATCTACAACTCTGTTTCTGTCATCAAAAACCAAGTCAGGATTTCCACCGATACATTCTTTAATTTTAGCCAATACACCAGCTTTAAATATATCATCAGGTGTATTATCGCCATCGGGCCTCATGAACAAGACAGGATCTGATATTCCAATCCAATCAGTAATCTGTTGCGTTGTAATATCTCTTTGAACATTATTTCTTGCTGAGACAAACAATACAATATGACCACTCTGGTGAAAATTCTTTGCAATATCACAAACCCATTGGATAGGTGTATCATCTACAGTAGCATCTCTAAAGGAATCCCAGTCAGAATTACCATCAGAAACAAAATGCCTTCTGTGATCACAGTCTGCAATCGTGCCATCTATGTCAAATATAATATGTAATTTCCTTATCATATGTATATTATAACACAGTCGGCCGAATTTGTCAACCTTTTTTTAAAATTATTTTACTTTTTCAAGCATATCAAGGATGTCTTGATATTTGGCGGCCATTTCTAATTCTTTTTCTACGGTTTCTATAAGGTCTCCGTGTTCAGCAACACCTACATGTGAGCCTAAAAGAATTTCAACATTCATTAAATGTTTATCGACATGGCCTTGTGCATGAGATTTAATAGTTGTTTTAATGTTTTCTCTATAATTTCCCATATTACCCCACAAATTCGTCGCCCTCTTCCCAAGAACAACCTGTTAAACCACCAGCTTTAAGAGCCTGTAAAGTTCTTAAAACTTCGTTTGCATTTCTACCTGTATCCAATGCATTAATTGATGCATGTTGAATTACTCTATCTTTATCAAAGATAAATGTTGCTCTATAACATACGCCATTTTCTTCATCAACAATACCAAGTTTATGTGATAATCCAAGTCCACAATCAGCTGCAAGAGTATGATTAATATTACCGATTAATTCATTTTCTTTTTTCCAAGCTAATTTACAGAACTCATTATCACCACTGATACCGATTACTCTTGCTTCACCTGTTAATGTATCCATTCCAGCAATTTCTGTTGGACAGATAAAGGTAAAATCCTTTGGGTAAAAGTAAACCACAGTCCAATCAGGCTGATGTGGCGTATAGTTTTCTTCTACATCTACTCTCACAAATTCGTTTCTTGCGTTAACTCCCTGCAGTGAGAATGTCGGGAATTTTTCACCTACTGATAACATATTTTATCTCCCAAATAATTTTTCAGTTTTATATAATTGGATTACTTCCAACAATCTTTTATCCCAGTTGTCTCTATGTTCAATAAAGACTTGAGGGTCTTCATTATCCACAGCAATCATTACAACCAGCTGTGTGATAGGCATTCCAGTTCTTTCTTCCCACATTATTGCATAAGCACAACATTGAAGAAAGTAACCTTCGATCCATTCTTTCTTTTTTGGTTTACGAGATGTTTTATAATCTACAATCGAATTTTTCCCATCCCATACACCAACACAATCCACTCTACCTGCCAAACCTAAGTGTTCGGAATACAGAGGAGCCTCTTGTGCATAAACCGTTGTTAAATTAGTATCCAGAACATTCTTTACATCATAAAATGATTGTAATACATGAGGCATTACACCTTTTGCATAATCTGGATCATTATCTACATATTTTTCTAGCAGAGTATGAACTGCTGTACCACGGGAAGAGGCCACTCGTGATATCTTGTTTGCCTCTTCCTCTCCGACTCTTGCTCTCCACTGTGCAATAGCATCTCTACTGAGAATGGATAATACGGTTGTGATACTAGGAAATTCCTTACCCTCTGGAGAAATATATTTTCTGCCAGTTGATTTGGTTTCACACTTTAGGTCTTGATAACCTAAATCAATTGGTTCGTGCTTGAACAACTTTATCTTCCTTCTTTTTCTTATCTTTTATAAACTTTCTTACAACATTTTGAATTCTACTACTTTTCATCATCTTGTGAAAGTCTTTTGATATTATTTTCATAGTTTTCCCCTTTCTACTAAGTCTTTTGTCATAAGGAAATCACGAACTAAATTACTTCTAACAATATCTTTCCATTCAAATTCAATTACATCAAAATATTTCATATGTTCTAAGATGGTTGTAAACAATTTAATACCATCCTTTTCGTTCTGTCGTGTAAAGTCTGATTGTAAATAATCTCCACAAACAATAAATTTGCACGAATCACCTAATCTTGTAATAATAGAACACAATTCATGGTAATTACAATTTTGTGCTTCATCTATTATAACAATTGCATTATTAATTGTCAACCCTCTAACGAAAGATGTTGTCATAAATTCCATGTTCTTTGTAGAATGTAGTTTGTTCCACGCTGAACCGTCGTCAAATAAATCGTTAATAATTGATTTATAAGGTAGCTTATAAGCTTCTTCTTTTTCTTCCAATGTTCCAGGAAGATATCCTATATCGCGAGTGGGAACTGCACTTCTTACTATTACGACTCTCTGATATTCCTTTATATTTTGTAAAACAGCCTCTAGGGCCAAATATAGACCAATAAATGTTTTACCTGTTCCTGCTGCACCTGATAATACTAGATGCGACCCCTTTCTGAATGATGTAAAAGCTTTCTTTTGATTTTCAGTAAGAGGATCAATTGTTTTTAAATGTTCGATACGAAGTCTACTAGGTTTTTGGCTCATTTTGTTTTAATGTTATCCCTCAATCTTGGCGGTAATCCTGATTTAATTCTTTGTTGTACTTCTTTCCAGCCGTCTCCAGCTCTTTGTAATACGCTCTTGCCGCCATCATAGTTAATATTTGGCGCACTAATCATTTGCTTTAAATGGGGATTATCTTTAAGGAATTGCTCTCTTTCAGCAATCTTCATCATGTGTGTTTCCACTTCGCCTGTTTTTTCATTTTTAAAATCATACATTGGCATTATATCACCTCATTTAATCTTTTCATTGTACTATCTATATCTGAACAAAGATAGTCAAATACATACCAGCACAAAAATCTTCGACTCTGCTCTTTATCGAACCAGTTTAAATTATTTATATAACCATTTAGTTTGGTTAAAATTCGTAAATCCTTTGTAATCCAATGATAATCAGGATAGCCATACGATATAATAGGTACATCATGCATCATACATTCAATACCTGATGTGCTATTCTCTGTAATTGCTACTTTCGTATAAGGTAAAACACTATGTATGGATTCCCAACCATGAAATACCTGATGACCTGCTTTTTGCCATCTTTCAATTTGTTGGTTTATATCTCTAATACGATGCGATGCCTTTCTAATTCGTGGGTGTAATTTTATAACCAAATTAGGTCTGTCATTTAATTTTTGTACAATCTGACATAATTTGTCCCAGTGATTACCAAATCCAAATCCCATTACAGTTTCATCTTCAGGCATTTGCCCTATAATTAATATGTGATCCTCTTTTACATTTTTAGCATCTGGCCATTTGAGCATAATGGAATCGTCCCATTTATTTGCTCTTCTATTAATGAGTTCTTGTATTTCATTCCATTCTAGGTTACTATATTTTCTATATTGATATTCGACTGGTTCTTCAAAGGTAATCTGAGAACTGTTAGCATAACCTTCTCTGCATATTTGGAAATGTTTACTTGTTGGTGCTGTAGGTTTAATAAAAATGCTATTCTCTGGCAAGTCAGGTTCCAAGTCGCGGCAGGTATGATTATAAATGTGTAAATCAGCATTATCCTCTACCTCTTCATGACCCATCAAGTCAAGAGCGTGTTTTACACAGTTTGCCATATAGGCAAAATTACCTTTAAATGTGTACCTATATTCGTATATCTTATATCGCACCTTGGTATCCTTGCCACCAATCTGGCGCTTTTCTACCCCACTCCCATTTTGCAAAAGGTTTTGCTTCGTGATAATAATTACGATATGCCTTAACAGCGTCTCCTGGGACTTTACATTGTGGGTAATGATTCATAGCTTGTGCAAACTCTGTTAACCCAATATTAGGTATATTCATTGGAGCTTTTCTAAGTAACTCTCCCAAGAGGAGAATAGTGGAATGTTCTCTACCACGACGGTATTTGTATTCTTGCCCCATTGCCATGAAATGCTCATAGTGCCAGTTATAGTTTGCCATTGACTCCATTGTCCATTTGGTACATGGGTGAAATTTGTGGACAGCGAGGTAGTATAAATCATCTCGATTATCTCCGAATGTATAATAGGTTTGAATTGTTTTGCCGGATTTACTCGGCCTTTTTTCTGGTGTGCCGTCAAGTAATCTGTGCGCCGTAGATAACATCTGGCCAGATTCGACAATCATTTTAGGTATATGTTTATCGCACAACATTTGTGCAGCATATATAGGATTTTTATCTAGTACAAATATATTCATAATGTATATTATATCACGCTTTTTTGTAAAAGTAAACCCCTAAGTTTCCTTAGGGGCTACTGTGTTTTTAGTATTGGCCTCCTGCCGTTGCTCGTAGATAGTTAATTGTATCTTTTATGTAATCAGCTTTCTTTTGCATCTTACTTGCCAGATCAGTTTTACCCTTCTTTAAAAGTCGGGTCCGATAGTTCAATGTCTCATTACGATCTTTTTTTAATCTGTCGATTTCGGTCATAAATAAGTTCCTTATAAAATTAATAATTGATACTATCATAATATAAACCTACTTTGCGATCAATCCAGGAAATGCGTCCTGACAAAGTTTTTTTGTAATGCCTGTATATTTCATTTTTTTATCTTTCGCTAATACAAGCATTTCGGCTTCAGATGAGTGAATACTCTCTAACAGCCGTATAAACATTGTTTCCCTTCTTAATGGTTTTACACCATCTGCTGCGGGGCCTTTGAAAAAGAATTTGAATTGTTTGTACTGTTTGTACAATGTTGAAGATGAATGACCGATAGGTGCATCATCTTTTTGATATGGTGGTGCACCTTCAGGCATCACCGATACGACAGCATCATCAAATGCAATTCGTATGACATCTTTTAGTGGACCACTTGAGTTCTTTTTAAGAAAGTCCACTCGTTCGTTTTTTGACTTGAGCTTAGAAGCCCTTTCAAAGATTTCAGGTATTAATAATTTCTGCATTGTTATAAAATTCCTCCACTACTTCAATCAATCTGTTACATCTTTTCTTTATTAAATAATTTAAAACCTTTAATTTCATTGCAGGTTTTTGTTCCACAAAAGTATTTATAATGTTTTGCTGTAAGTGTTCTGGCACTTCAGTTAAATCAATAAGCTTTTTGTTTCTTTGATAGTTACGAAATATCTCTTCTGGCATAACTTCTCGTAATCTTTCTGCATTCTCCACCCATTCATTAATTCGAGTTTGACGCAGTGGTGTTTGTTTAATTTCATCGACAAAGGTATTGTCTGGTGATAATATGTTAGGTACACCATCGCCACCATCACCGCGCATAATATGATTCCACATATATACCCTAGGGTTTGGATCTGAGACCATTTTCTTTTGAATAGGGCTGAATTGTTTGACATTGTTAAACCTTTGAAGTTGAATAAAATCTTTATCACTTGATACTATCATGACAGGTTCATGACAACCAAATTCCTGTGTATGTAAAGCCAGAGTACCTATAATATCGTCGGCCTCACAGCCATCAATATGTAAAACTTTGTATGGTAAATTTTCTCTGATTTCATCTTTTACCAAATGAAGAATACGGAAAATTTCATTCCAATCAGTATCTGATTCTTCTCTACCCTTTCTTCTATTTGCCTTATAAAACGGATATATGTCTCTGCGCCAATTATTCATACCATCTGCGCAAATAACCATTTGGCCATATTCGTCTCTGTATCTTTTGTTATACATACGAATACTGTTAAGTATCATATGTCGTATCATGTTTTCATCGTTCAGTTTTTGCACTATAATATTAGAAAGTGCAATCTGACTATAATCAAGTAGTATCATTATCCTTTTCCAATTGTTTCTTTTGTTCGGCAAGTTTTTTAATACGGATATATGCTCTATCCATTTCACGAGTTAATTGATGATCCATACCTAGGTATCGTAAAAACATTGCATATATGAAGTTTGCCAATACATATGTATCACGACCTTCTGCATATATTTCTTTTCTGATATTCATACCCATTAAATAAGGTATATCCATATGCATTAATTCATCTTCAATAATATCAATCATATGTTGTGCCAATTCCGTCATGTCTTGACAGACTTCATTAACTATTTCTGCATCAGATTTTTCGTGTTTTAGCTCTCTACCTGTAGGGAACTCTATTATTTTTGCCATATATTGTATATTATATCACGCCTTTTTGTAAAAGTAAACAATTATTTTATTCTTTTTATTTTACCTTGTTTATCTGCCAAATACGCAAACATCTCTACTTCTGGGTATTCCCGTTTTAAATCAAGTAGAGCATCTAGGTTTTCTTTATGGTCATCAAATAACCTTACCCTTGCATATTCGCCTGTTTTGAGATATTTTTTAAATATGATAGATTTATTTGCTGCACTATTTTTACCACTCATGTTTCCTGCTCTTTCTACATATACATTCTTCATAGGAATACCATGAGCTTCGAAGGTTTTAATAAATAAATCTTTGTCGTCCATGTCAGCACGTGCTGTAACAACAATCACTTTTGAGCCTTTTGCTGTAGCATTTTTGATGATGGCCTTGGCTTTTGCGACCATCCTTGAAATTGGTGTGGCAGTTTTATAGAATAAATCGGAAGATTTGAACTGCCCGAAGTCAAACTTTTCGTCACGCCCAAGTTTATATGAATTAAACCCTTGGGGTGTCAATTCTTTTTCAGAGCCAGTCTTAGTATTTACTACTTTGACTCTTGCTTTAGAAACAAACATGGTATCATCAATATCGAAGATAGTGAGACCTTTGTTTCCTTCTGTAATGTACTCTTTAAAATTTAACATAATGGTATATTATAACACATAAATGACGGTTTGTCAACACTATTATTTATAAATTTTTAACACTGTTTGAACCAATTCTACACTGTATTATTCCATTATAATAATCATCTGATAATAATACTTCACGCTCAAATTGCTCTTTAGCCTCTAAATAAGCACATTCTCCCTTTGATTTACACAGGTGTAATATTTCACGGTTAAAGAAATCAGCCCCATGTTGCTGCACTTCTTCATTAAGATGTTTATTGGAACCATAATAGGTTCTCCAATCGGATTCAACTTTTAATCTTTGTCTGCGTTTTCTGGTCTTAGTTTTAGGTAGAGTTTTACTACTCCAAAAGAATTTCTTGCCGATATATTTGCGGCCGGTTCCTCTATGGGTAATACAATAGACAAATCCATACCATTCTTTACCATATCTTTCATATGTAAAAGGTTCGTCTGGATTAAATTTTACCCCTTTGTATATCCACTCATTCGTCATATTCGTCAAATTCATCTTTGTTCCAATACGGATCGAATGGAACCCCACAGCCTGGACAGAATATTTCTACAGGCTCTTCTTGGTCTTCAAATATGATTCTAGTTCTTTGATAACAAAACTGACAGTCATGTACATGAACTTTATTTTGCATTTATACTCCTATTCGAATTGTGCTTTTAATTCGTTATATCCGCCAATAGGTTGTCCCATAAAAATAATTTGTGGGAAGGTTCTAGCACCTGGAAACTTTTCAAATAGAGTATTTCTATCAAAGTCGACACCGAATTGTAAATAGGTATACTCTACACCTTTTGATTCGCATAAATTTTTTGCCATGTCGCAATACGGACATTGCTCTTTTCCATAAATTTCTATCATGTAAATAATCCTATAATTTTAAACATTAATAACATAAACCCAAATACAGCAATTTGGATAATTGCTGCATATGTAATTTGTTTCATTGGGTGAACATTCTTTAGTTTATCAAAGAATGATTCATCAACAGGTGGTGACAGATTAACAATTTGTAGAGCTTTCTTGCTCACAAACTCAATCCTTTAAATGTATTATCGTCTACATCTTGTTTTACACCACCAACCACATAAGAGCTGATCTCTGTTTCTTGTGGAGCAACCTGCACACTTCCACCACCAATCCATTTTTCAGTCCATGGTAATGGGTTAGCTTTAGGTACAGTAAACGGACAGTGTAATCCTAATGCTCTCATTCGTTTACACCCAATCCATTCAATATACTCTTTCAGTATATTTTCATTTAATCCAATCATTGAACCATCTTTAAATAGGAACTTAGCCCATTCTTTTTCTTGTTCAATTACATTTATATATAACTGTTCTGTTTCCTTTTCCATTTTTTTGGAAATTTTAACAAAGTCTGGGTCTTCCTTTAGTAAGTTTTTAATGATTGTAGTTGTTCCTGCAAGGTGTGTATTTTCATCACGAGCAATAAATTTAATAATCTTTGCATTGCCTTCCATCTTCTTAAGCTCTGCAAATGCCCAACTGCAGGCAAAGGAAACATAAAATCTGATTCCCTCTAAGGCATTTGCAGAAAGCATTGCCATCCATAAAGCCTCTTTGTGTTGCATTTTATTTGTAGCACTATTGTTACAATCAATTAATTCATCATAATATTTTGCAATATCGTTACCACAATCTAAGATCTGTTTAATATCCAACATGTTATCGAAAACAATAGAAGGATCAGGATAAACATTTCTAATAATATGGGTGTAGGATCGAGAGTGAATAGTCTCGAAGAACGACCATGTTTCAATCCAGTTTTCAATTTCTGGTAATGATGATATAGGGAGAAACGCCAGATTAGGAGCTCTGCCTTGAACAGAATCCAATAGGATCTGCCTTTTAAGATTGCTTGTGAATATATGTTTTTCATACTCTGTAAGTCCTTCAAAGTCTTTCTTGTCTTTTGAAATATCTACCTCTTCGGGTCTCCAAAAGAATCCAAGTTGTTTATCAGTTAATTTTTCAATCACAGGATATTTAACAACATCAAATCTTTGGATATCTACAGCTTCATCCAAAAACATATTTTTATCTAAATGTGATTTTTTACTCTTTTTCAATACCACTATCTGGTCTCCATGAAATTGTTGATTTAGTTTCTATTGCATCTTGTGCACATTGTATATATTCTTTATCCTCTTCCGACAATACAGACCAAAATTTACTTATCGTTAAGGTATGGTCGTATACAACTTCGGGTCTTTTCATATGATAGTCTTGTTCCATCCATTGTTGTAGGATATCCATTCTATCATTAATCTTTTTTCTTAAATTTTGCATGACTCGCAGTCTTCTTCCTCGTCAGCTATAGTAAGTGTTACAGTTTCTGTTGACATTGTCCCATCGTAATACGGATGTGTATCACTTTCAATTTCTCCAGCACCATCGTAAGTGTTAAAGTAATATAGTTGTTTTAATCCATATTTGTATGTTGTAATTAAATCTTGCAACATTGTGGACATAGGTATTTTATGGTCTTCGTAAAATTCAGGATTGTACGAAGTATTTACACTAATACCTTGGTCAACGTATTTCTGTAATACTCCACAGATTTTTAAATAACCATTAGGTGATTTATGATTCCATAGTAAATCATATTTATTTTTTAGGTGGTGATAACCAGGTACGACCTGTGGTAATACACCGTCCTTTGATTGCTTAAACGATACCAAAGCTCTAGGAGGTTCGATACCATTTGTACTATTAGAAATCTGTGCGGATGTTTCTGCGGGCATTAATGCCATAAGAGTACTATTTCGGATACCTGTGGCTTTGAGTTGAGTTCTCAGCTCGTCCCATGGTAATCTTTCAGTATGCTCTACCAAATTATCTATCGCACTCTTATATGTATCAATTGGAAGAACTCCGGCTGCGTATTTTGTCTGATCATTTAACAAAATTTTACCTTTTTCTACAGCCAGATTTGCAGATGATTTAATAAGATAATACGACCATGCCTCTGCATATTCATCTATAATAGGTAAGGATTCATCATCATATTTTAAACCTCTCTTAGCTAAGAAATATGCGAGATTGATGATTCCCACCCCAAGGGGGCGTCGAGATAAAGTGGAGCGTTCTGCTGCCGGTATTGGATACCCTTGATAGTCAAGTAACTCATCAAGAGCACGGACAGTAAGATCACAATATTTTTCAAATTCAGATGGTTCATTTATAAGTCCCCAGTTAATTGCACTCAACGTACACAGACTGATTTCTCCCTCTCTATCATCATAATGGTTGAGTGGTTTGGTTGGTAAATCAATTTCACAACAAAGATTGCTTTGTTTGATAGGAGCAACATCAGTAATAAATGCACCATGATCATTTGCATGGTCTACATTCATTATATAAATTCTACCTGTGTCTTTTCTTTCGGTTAATAATTGAGTAAAGACTTCGATTGCAGGAAGTGATTTTTTCCTTATGGAAGTCTTTCTCTCGTATGATTCATATAATTCTTTAAATTTATCCTGATCAGCAAAGAAAGCTTCATATAAACCAGGAGTATCATGTGGATCAAAGAAGGTAATATTACCACCCTCTAGTAATCGTTCGTACATTAATTTATTTAATTGGAACGCATAGTCCATATGTCGGACTCTTGTTTCTTCTGTACCTTTATTATTCTTTAAAACAACAAGGTCTTCAAATTCGTAATGCCAGATTGGTAGATATACAGTAGCGGCACCACCTCTTACTCCACCCTGACTACAAGATTTTACTGCTGATTGGAAATATTTTAGAAATGGAATTAGGCCAGTATGTACAACTGATCCGTCACCAACTTTGGCACCTACAGCCCGAATAGATCCTGCATTAATACCGATTCCAGCCTTCTTAGAAATGTATTTGACAATAGAGGAAGCAGTAGCATTAATACTGTCAAGAGAGTCGCCAGACTCAATGAGTACACAACTAGAAAATTGTCTGACTGGCGTTCTAACACCCGCCATAATCGGTGTAGGTAACGAGATATAAAATTGCGATATTGCATCGTAGTAGTCCTTGACATATTTAATTCTTGTTTCTTTTGGATAATTTGCAAAGAGTGTTGCAGATACCATCATGTATAATATCTGAGGCGTCTCGTAATGTTTCTTAGTTTTTCTATCTTGTACGAGATATTTTCCACGCAGTTGTTCCATTCCAGCATATGTAAACGAGTCATCTCTGTCATGTTTAATATAACTATTTAAATCATCTATCTCCTCTGAGGTATAATAGCTGAGTATAGCTGAGTCGTACACACCACGCTTGATGTTTTTCTTTATAATCCTATTAAGTGGCCAAGGCTCATATTCCCCGTAAACCTCTTTTCTTAGTTTATAGGATACAAGTCTAGCCGCTACAAATTGGTAGTTGGGTGTGGTTTCTGAAATGAGTTCTGCTGCACTCTTAATTAAGAGTTCGTGTATATCATATGCCTGAATTTTATCGTATAATTGAATATTGGCCTTTAATTCTATCTCTGACATGGACACGCCAGTAATATCCTCTACGGCCCATTCCAATACTCTGTGAATTTTATTTAGATCAAATTCTTGTAGTTTGCCATCACGTTTCGTGACTTTTATCATAATGTCTTCCGCCTAATTTTAATAATATGTATATTATATCACATTCCAATAGGAATGTAAACACTTATTTTTTAATTTTTAATCTTCTTTCGAGCTCTTCGATACGAGCTATCAGGTCGGGATATGCATCAAATTCATGTAACTCTTTACATGGGTGTGAGTTCTTTTCTACAGTTTCTAGTCTTTCTGCAACTAAAGGGTAGTCTGCTTTAAATTTAGAATCTTTCTTTGCAACTTCCAAATCATATTTCTCTGCAAAGTGTTCCATAAATCTATCCACTTGCATCTGAAACCATATACCCATTGTGGTACCTTGAAACCATTTATAAAACGAACTGCCTAT